GCGGCCAATGCCCACAGTTTTGTCAGCGGGAACGCTGACGATCGACACCTCGTAAGGTGCCCAGGCAGTAGCAACAAAGTCGCCACTGCCGCGCTCCTCCATTTTGTCGATGGAGTAGCCGAACGAGACGTTGCGTAAAACTCCGTCTCGCACGTCGCTCAGGACTTCCTGAGCAAACGGGTTGCGGCTGAACCGCACCCGCGCATAGCCGCGCCGTCCTTTGCTATCAATCCTCGCACCCTCAACCACGCCGATCACACGGTCTGGATTGTGATTGAACAGCAGCGGCGCGCCATCGTTCAGACGGCTTAGATCAGCCGCCTTTGCTTCGTGGCTCAGGATCTCATTCCCGAAGTAACGAGCGACAGGGAACTCAGAGCTGAACGGGAACTCATAGATCCGATCCTCCACCTCGTCAAAGGTGGTTAACTCAGCCCGCTGATGGCGGCCAAGGCCAGGCATAGCCCGCAGTGCGTCGATCTTGTTCAGCGTCGAGAACTTATGGCCAACCATTGTCTCGGTCGGTTCCCACCCATCATCGCCTTCGCTGTAGATGCGAATCAGCGCTGCAGGATCTTCCGGTGTTGCGTCGATGCTGAACTCAGTGCCAGGGACACCAAGCGTACCCTCGCGCATGATGTGTTCGATTCTGCCCTGAGCAGTGCCGCCACTTGAATCCCAACGCACGAAGTCGCCCTCGATCAACTCATCAGCAGCTGCACGGCTCCGGCCTTCGCCGTCACCCGTGGCTTCCTCAAACTCGATCGCGTCAAAGTCATGATCCGCCAGCCATGCCCGTGCCTCGGCTGCCGTAAACACCGAACTGCGGAACCGGATTGCCTGCAATTCACTCTCGCCTTCCTTGATCCCATAGATGAAGTCCACGCCATTGCCGCCTTCATCGTTGACGCGACGCAGCGAATCGTACTGAGCCGGATCTTTCAATCGCGCAGCGTGTTCATTCGGATAGGGGCGCTCCATCTCCATAGCGCTTCTCTCTTGTAGTTCTTTGATTCTATCGGCCTTGCTATTCGACCAAGTTTGCCCGGCATCACCACCCCATGCTGCCCACGCCACACGGCCCGGCGAGGGATAGCCATCCTCGTCAGGGCTGAATCCTTCGCCCTGCTTGTCCACCTCATGCCGCGCGAACCATGCCGCCATCGTGATCACGGTGTCTGGGCTCAGCTCATCACCCGAGAGGATCTGGCTTGCCCTGTTCGCCGCCACCTCGGTGCCGCCCTGCTCGTCTTCAGCCTTCCAATCGCGGTAGCGCTGCGCTTCTGTGCGCATCCCATCGGTTGGCATTAGGTCGATCTCAGTGCCGTTGACGTTTGCCATCAATCCTCTGGATCCTCAAGCGGATCCTCGAGCACAGACAACTCTTCGTATTCCTCCTCTTCCATTGGTGTCTCGGTATCACCAAACGGATCAATCGAACCGGCCGGCCTGACCTGCGTCAACCCAGCACCGCTGACTTCGCTCGGATCTGTATCCAGCACGATGTCTAGCTCGTCAAGCTTGGCCAGTTCTGATTGACGCTGCGTTAGCACATCGTCCAGATCGCCGCCTTGTTCGCTGATCACCTGCGCCAAAGTCTTAAACCCACATCTCACGGCTGACTTGTATGCCTCCACTTCACGCTGCGGATCCACCCACTCCCAGCTCCGGGGAACCCACTTGCTAGCCCGGTAGCGATCAGGGTTGGTTTCGTAGCCCGGCAGATTCAGAGCACCGCTCAGCACCGCCATCTCAAGCCATGCCTCAAAGACCGGCTGGTGGAAGTTCTCGATCATGTAGCGCTGCAGCACCCGATAGGTGTCGCGTTCCTCAAGCAAGCTCAGCCGGCTGCTGCTGTAGTTGCTCTCGCTGAAGTTCTTGCTGATGCTCTCGAAGCTCACACCCACGCCAGCTGCCACAGCCCGCAGCATCGACCGGGTAAACGGCTCAAGCTGACCGTCAGGTGCATTCAGGTCGGGGACCGTCACACTCTCGCCTGGCGCCAAATACTTGAACACGCCCGGCGTGAACTCACTCACACGCTGGCCTTCATAAACCTCATCACCCACCAGCTCGCCCTCTGGCGATTGGATGAATCCCATCAGCGCGCTGCTGGCCCGTGCCCTCACCACCTCGGCCTCCTCATAGCCCTGCAGCATGTGGAGTCGCATCAGCGCCGACGCAAACCACGTCACACCCCTGGTCTGCCCCGGCCGCTCGGGCAGAAACAAATGGATCACTTCATCAGCAGGCACCCGAATCCGCCGGCCATTAGTCCGCGGGTTTCCCGCGTATGTGTCACCCGGATGGTTTGCGTAGAAGTGGTAAGCCTGCGGTCGCAGATACCCATCCACCTCGATGCCCATCCGAACCGTGTTGCCATCAGCCGCCTGTGGCACATCGTCATCAATCAGATAGTCCGCCTCAAGCACCTGCAAGGCAAATGGCACTCGGCTACCGCCAAACGATTTACGGATCATGCGAATGAACACCTCACCCGACTCGGCCATGCTGCGCGCCAGCAAACGCTCCATGTCGTGGAAGCCAAGCAGGCCGCTCACATCGCAGCGGCTTTTGTGCATCCACCGCTCCCACTGCTCATGCACTTGGCCATTGATCACCTCATCAAGCCGCCCGCCGCGCAGCATCTTGATCTGACCTTGGTGCCGAATCCCATGGCCAATCACATTGTTCTGGATCGCGCGAACCGCCTGCCTTGCGTAATCGTTGTCCCGCACCAACTGCCGCGCACGGTTGCGCAATGCTTTGAAACTGGACTTGATCTCGCTGTCGGCGCTCGTGCCGCTCGTCACCCAGTCAGCAGTCAGCCGGCTCACCCGTGCGCCTTGGTATGCCCGACGCTGGGGCCGCAATGGCTCAAAACCCATCGCCCTAAATAGCCGAGTCCGCAATCCCATCAGAACCTCACGAACAGATTATGGGGATTGCCAAGGCCGTTGGCGATCAGGTCCGCCATTTGCTCGCGCTTCACTTCAGCCTTGAGCTTACTTTCAAGCTGCAGCAAATCGGCCATGTCGTACTTCTTAAGGTTGCGGTTGCCAATCGTGTATTCCTTCGCAACACCGCCAGCCACGATCGCGCGGATCGCTGCCTGCACTGCTGCCAGGTCCTGCTCTGCCTGCGACCGTCCATCAACCGCGCCAGGTGTACCGCTATAGCTCAAGCTCCGCAGCACCGTCAGCTGCCCAGAACCCATGGTCACCGTGCTGCCAGTCTTGGTAGCAACCGCCTGCCAATACCACTGTCCAGCATCGAATCCCGTACTGGTCGCCGCCGCGATCGTGAACTCCCACCCAGTCCCATAAGCGCTGCCCACCACCGTCGCGCCTTCGCTGGCGGTATTAGTCCGCAGGTAATAGGTCAGCGTGTAGTCGGAGCTGCTGATCACGTTCCCCAAATTGTCGGCACCAGGAACATCCCGCCATTGGATGGTGTCGGCTGCTCTGATTTCGCTGGGGATGTTCACGGCCTACCAGTTGTTTACGAATCCAGGCCCGGCCGCAGCATGTGCCGCAGGCTGTTGTTTCGATCTTAGCGGCGTCTTCTTCCCATGCTCAAGCTGATCCGCCAGCTGCTGCCACATCGTTGCGCGGTTCATCCGTCTTGAGAACAGCAGCATTGCCGCGTAGGCATAAACCACACAGTCCAGCGCCTCGTTTCGATCGCCTGCTTTCTTCACCCACTCTCGAATCGGAAACCCGCGGTGATACCGCAACGCCTGCCGTTCGCTGGTCAACTGTCTGAAGTATTCCTCATCAGCAGCCATCCCGAAGTGCAGCGTCCCGATGCCGCCTGCTTCGTTGTGCCGCAACCTGCCGAATAGCGTTGTCTTGATCGTGTCAGTCCCAAGCTGATACAGCGTCACGCCACGCTTGAGCACCCGCCCCTGCCAGCTCACGTCCACCTTGTTGCCTTTGCCAACTGCCGGACTGTTGCGCCTGCTGCTGCCCTTGATTGCCACCACGTTCTGGCGCACCCGGTCGCGCACATATCGATACACCTCATGGGTGCAGTGGCCCCCGCTGTCCACCGCCACCTGAGACACCTTTAACGACTTGCCCGCAGTCGTTGCCCATTCCGTCACCAGCACCTGATCCAGCTGGCCCCACACCTCCGTCTGCGTCGGGTCACCCATCAGCTCCTGGTGCCAGATCATCCAACCCGTTTCACCTTCACCCCAACCCCACACGCTCACCGCCAGCCGGTTGTCCTGCACGTCAACGCCACACGTCAGCAGCACCACGCCATCGGGGCATGTGCCCGACTCATACGCCAGCCGCTTGGCCATCAACCCATCAGCGCTCACGGCCGCGGCGTAATCCTCCTCCCAGGTCTCAGCCAGCCTCGTATTCACGAACGCCTTCAACGCTGGCGCGTCTGACTTGGCCCGCAGAAAATCATCCACCAGCTGCTCCCAACTGCACCACCCAAGCGGGCTATAAAGCCCCGACAGCTGGAAGCCAGCGGTTCGGTTATCGCTTGGAGCTGTCACGCGCCACTCACCAGCGGACAGCATTGCCGCTTTGTGGTTCTCCTCAAAACGCTCGCCACAGTGCTCGCACTGATAGCGCACATCGCCCGGCCGCTTCGCATCCCACTTAAGCCGTGGCCATTGCAACCACTGCATCCCGCCACAGCTAGGGCAGGGCACATAGAACCGCCGCTGATCGCTGCGCAAATACTCCGCCTCAATCCGGCTGAAATCCTTCACCGTTGGCGTGCTGGTCAGCAGGATCTTCCGCCTGGCAAACGTCGTCGTCCTGCGCTCAGCCAGTGCCACCGGATCGCCCTCACCGTCCACATCACTGGGGAAGGCATCAACCTCATCAGCAAACAGGTAACGGCACGGCGCCGACCGCAAACCCGTCGCACTGTTGGCCCCAGTCAGCAGCATGATTCCGCCGCTGAACTCTTTGCTGAACATTGTGTTGCCCGAATCCCTCGCCCTCGCCGGCGCAATCTTCGCCGCCAAGCATGGCGTGTCGGTGATCATGCTCTCGAGCCGTTGCTTGCTCAGTCGT